AAGAATTGTTGTAATTACCTGTAGTGTTTGCGTCTAAAGCTAAGGCTCCTACTGCGTTGTTTCTTGTGCCCGTGGTGTTTGCTAATAAATCACTTCTGCACACTGCTGTGTTGTGTGAAGCTGTAGTGTTCCCATTTAAAGCACCTTTGCCCACTGCCGTATTTTCTGCACCAGTTGTATTAGACTTCATAGAGTCATGTCCAACTGCGGTATTGTTATTAGCGGTGGTGTTCGCGTCTAAAGAGCCTTGTCCTACTGCAACATTAGAAGAGCCAGTTGTAATCGAATCACCCGCTTGAGCACCAATTAAGGTGTTTTCTTTGCCTGTGGTGATTTCCCTACCTGCGGTGTAACCCACAGCCACGTTGAAACTATCCGTATTTGAAGTAAAGTTTTGGCTCATAAGAGCTTCAAAACCTATGGCAGTAGTTTTTGTTCCAACGGTGTCAGCACTAAGTGCCTTATAACCAATCGCAAGGTTGTTATTTGAGGAAGTTAAAGCATCACCTGCTAAAGCACCCATAAGAACATTTTGAACGCCTGTGGTTACTGATTTACCTGCATCAAAACCCACTGCGGTGTTGTAGGTATCAGCGTTTGAGGTTACATTTGCAGTGGCTAACGTGCCTACACCAACTGCTACGTTCCTGTCACCCACAGTCATTGTGCTTAAAGAGTTGTAGCCGATTGCGGTGTTGTTATCTCCAGTTGTTAGAGCGTCACCGGCTAGTGCGCCAATTAAAGTTTGACGAACGCCTGTGGTGACTAACATTCCTGCCTGAGAACCTACGGCTGTATTATATGCATTGGTTGCCGAAGTAAAGTTTTGTGAAAGTAAAGATAGATAACCTATAGCAACAGACCTACTGCCTAAAGTGTCTGCTGAAAGAGCGCGTTGACCGACAGCTACATTAAAATCAGCATCCGTTAAAGCGTCACCTGCATTAGCGCCCACGATGGTGTTTTGAACGCCAGTAGTAATCGCAGTACCTGCTTCATCGCCTACCATCACGTTTAAACTACCACCGCTTGTGATGCTGTTACCTGCGTTGACACCTAGTCGTAGGTTGCTTGTGCCTGATGTAGTAGATGAGTAGTCACCTGTCACAGACAAGGAAGAAGGGTTAGTACCTAACTCGACAATAGCTGCTGATGCGTTCTCAGTGTATAGACGCTTGTCAGTGACGTTAACCGCTAACTCACCTTGTACTAGATCGCTTGCAGAAGGTGCGTCACCGCCTGTGGAACTGTTCTTAGTTACTATCTTTGTAGCCATAATTGTATACCCTTAGTATGTGCCGCCTAGTAGCGTACCCGCAGTCATGTTGTCTGCATTTAAAGTTGAGTTAGATTGTAAAGCTGAGTCTGCCTTACCGCCCTGTGTTGATGTAGCGTAAGCTGATGCGGCTGTGGTGGCTACATCTCCCAACCCTAGTGTAGTTCTAGCTGCACCTGCGTTAGCATCGTCTATTAGCGTAGCCCCGTAGGTAGACACCGTAGAGGCCACTAGAGCGTTGTCTGCCTTAGTGCCTTGGGTTGCTGTAGCATAAGCGCCAGTAGCCGTTACAGCGGCTGTGCCTAGCCCTAACGTAGTCCTAGCTGCCCCTGCATTGGCATCATCTATTAAAGAAGCACCATAAGTAGAAACTGTAGAAGCCACCAGAGCATTATCTGCTTTAGTGCCTTGCGTTGCTGTGGCGTATGCGTTAGCTGCTGTGGTAGCTACTGTGCCTAATCCTAGAGTAGTACGTGCAGCGCCTGCGTTAGCGTCATCTATTAAGGAAGCACCGTAAGTAGACACTGTGGAAGCTACTAGTGCATTGTCTGCCTTAGTTCCTTGGGTCGCAGTAGCGTATGCATTAGCTGCTGTCGTGGCTACTGTGCCTAGCCCTAGGTTGCTTCTGGCTGTGCTTGCGCTAACTAGGTCGGACAGGTTGTTAGCTTTGACTGCTGCACCAGAGAGTGTACTAGATGCACTTGAGGCGCTACTTGCGGCTGCTGTAGCACTGTTAGCTGATGCTGTTGCTGAGTTAGCGGAAGCAGTGGCTGAGTTAGCTGAAGCTGTTGCAGTACTCGCTCCGCTAGTAGCACTGTTGGCTGCTGCGGTTGCTGATGCTGCTGATTCGTTTGCTTTAGTTGTTGCAGTACTTGCAGATGTGCTTGCACCTGAAGCACTAGCAGCGGAGGCGCTTGCTTTTGTAGTGGCTATGACAGCCTGTGCTGTGACTAGTGTAAGGGTAGAGTCCGTATTGGAATCTCCCGCACCACCGTCACCTCTAAATATAGCCATGAATAGTCCCTACAGAAACAAACAAGAAAAAGAAAGGAGGGACTCCGAAGAATCCCCCCAGTTTGTTACCTATGTTTAGCCGTTGACAGCTATAACAAGACCTGCTTCTGGACGTAGTACCTGAGTACCGTACAGAGTGTCAGCAGTGTAAAGAGTTCCTAACCACTCTTGCTTGTACTGAGTTTGTGAGCGGATAGCTTGCTGCTCTGCAAGAACCATTGCGTCCTTGTGGAACAACATAGCACCTTTAACGTCACCGCCTGCTGAGTTAGCAGAAGCAGTTTCAATAATAGGCACGTTGCTAGAAACAAATACGTCAATGCCGTACAAGTTACCGATCTGTCCGTTCTTAACACCACGACCGTCTACAAAGTCAGAAGACATATAACGATCAATACCCATGATGGCGTTACGCAGTGAAGGAGGAACAACAAAGCTACGGTTATCCATAGGGGTGTCTGCGTCATCCAGAACCTGAATAGCAGCACGAAAGCCTGCGTCAGTGAATACGTCACCGGCTGCTACAGTGTCAACTGCATAAGCAGTAAGACCAGTAGATGCGTCAATGAAGCGCACGTTGCTGTGAACATAGTCAGAACCAGAACCGTTGTCATCACCGAACTTCTTGCCCAAGGCAAACAGATCGCTGTCAACTTGCTTTGCCAAGCCATAACCCGCATCGCCAGTGTAGAAAGCGCGGAGTGAAGCAAGAGCCTGTACTTCGGTAATGTCTTCGATCAAACGAGAGAATTCAAAGTGCTTGTCAATGTTTACAAGTACTTCAGACTCAACAGTCATCTGAACAGTAACAGCAGTGTTGGCTGCTTTAGCAGTGGCTGAACCACGGGTAGGTTTAGGGATATGAATCACATCGCCTTTCTTACCTGTCATTGGCATTTTCTTGACTAGGTTAGCCAAGGTTAGGTTTTGCTTGTATGCAGCAATTACTTCATCACTCCAGATTTCTGGGATGAACTTAGCTGCGCTTGTGTTGTCTACGAAACCGCCTGTGGCGGGATATACTGATGTAGCCATGATAATACTTCCTTAAAAGAGTTTTATTTACGGACTCTTCCTGTTGCGTATGCATCCATTATCTCATCACTCAAGGATAGATAGCGTTCAGGATCGTCCTGCATAAGTTTAATAATGTCTGAACGTCTATAAACTTTACGCGACTTAGCTTCACTACTGCCTGTAGCTCCACCTGTGGAAGCGTTCTTAATTGCTTCCTTACGTTGCGTCTTCTCTGTGGCTACCGTCTGACCAACTACTTGTTGACGTTCCTTCCAATTAGTGAAAAGTTCATCAGCGGCTTCATGGTCATAACTCTGGTCTGCCTGTACAAAAAGCTGTGTCCGAATCTTTGAAGCTTTGATCCAATCAGCAAACTTAGTATCAGTCAGGATGTTTTGCATGTCGGGATGACGTTGTTGCAATGCAGCCTGTGCTGTACTCTGCTTATACTGTTGGTTCTGTGCTTCAGCCGCCTTGATTGACGGATGATTCTTAATAGCCCTCTCGACTGCCTTGTCGGGATCAGAGAAAAAGTCTATGTCTTCTTCAGGTTCTGGGGTTGCTTTTGTTGTGTCGAGTTGTGTCTGGATATAGTTATCAACGACTGATCTTAGTTCCCCTACTTCTGAACTTTGACGGCCTAGGAGCTTCTCAGCTTCTTGGTGCATCCGTACAATCTCTGCTGTACTTTTGTTCTTATACTTATCGGGGATGTCATCTTCGGGAGCAGGGGTTTCCTGTTCAGGTTCCTGTGCCTCTATCTGACTGATCTCTGCTTCGTCTTCTTCTGTTTCTAAACGCTCGTCTACTAGTGTTGCCATTATTAAACTCCGTGAGTAAACTCATTATGGAGGTGTATTATGTAGGGCTTCCCAGTATTAGGAATTGGCCTTACGCTCTTGTTGCAGTTTCTGTGATCTATTCTTCATCCACTTTCTGGTAGCACCCAAAAAATCTCCAGAGATGGGATCAAGCTTAGATCGAACTGCGCTTATAATCTTTACGGCATCCTTGCCGCATACTTCACATTCGGTTGTTGTACACTCTGATTCTCTGTATCTCTCAGTTATGTGCGAGTCCTCACAACAATACTCATACATGGCTCTCATTGTATTTCTTCTTCCGCTTGCTCTATAAAGTCTTGCTCTGCGGTGTCCATCTGAGCTTCTAAGTTCAATAGATTAGCTATTACGGAAAGTTGTCCTTTGCGGAAGCGTAGGTCATCTCCATCTTTAGTTAGTTCTATTGAGTTAATCTGTACCGCGCTAGTATTTAGATCGTCTAGTAGCTGTTTCCAACCTAGTGATCCAAACATCATTCTCATTTCACGGTAATATAGCTCAAGTTCTTTGTCGATCATACTGTTTCTCCATAAGG